GACCTCATGTATCGCACGTATACTCCTGACTTTGTGTTACCTAACGGAATTATAATAGAAAGCAAGGGAAGATTTGTTGCAGCAGACAGAAGAAAACATATTGAGATAAAAAAGCAACACCCTAAGTTAGATATACGGTTTGTCTTTTACAACAGTAAGAATAAAATAAGTAAGGGTGCTAAGAGTACATACCAAGATTGGTGTAACAAGAATAAATTTCTATACCATGACAGGTTAGTACCGCTAGAATGGCTAAAAGAAAAAGGAAAGAACAAACATAAACCACTGATAGAACTATCCTATAAAAAAATAATAAGGAGTTAGCCCATGACAATAGAAGTAGAAGACTTTGATGTTAACGATATTATAATACGAATGAAGCCTAACTTTACAGACGAGGGTAGATGGGATGGATTCATAGACATGGATATAATTACGGACAATAAAAAAACTACAGAACCGTCTGACTTTATACAGCTTATGCAAGTAGCTTCTCTGATATGTTCTGCTCTACCTGTAATGGAAATAGATGAAGAGTTTAGAAATACCCTTTGCGATTACGCATCAAGTATGATAGAAGAAGATGATAAAAAGTACAAAGAAGAACAGATAAAAGAATCTGTTGCTAGCACTACAGGCAATGTAATTAAAGTAAACTTTTAAATTAGGAGAACCTTATGAAAAACAAACCAAAGTATGACGTAGTAGATAAACCAGAACACTACAACCAAGACCACGACATAGAATGTATTGATGCTATACGTGCTGCTTTAGGTTCAGGGTTCAAGGAGTACCTGCAGGGTAACATACTAAAATACATATGGAGACACAAGTATAAGAATGGTGTAGAAGATTTAAAGAAAGCATCGTGGTATCTTGATAGATTAATAGAGGCAGAGATAACAAATGGAGATTAAATTATTAATGACTCTGGACATTGACGAACAAGAGTATAGAATGCCAGCAGACGGAAAGATAGAAGAAGAAATACACGAAGCCATACATGAATTTGTATATGACATAGATGGCATGGAAATTAAAACAATTAGACTGATATCGGAGTAATTAAATGAGCAACAACTATTTACCAACAGACTACCAAGCATTCATTCATACCTCACGGTATGCTCGTTGGCTTGAGAAAGAAAATAGAAGAGAGACATGGCCTGAGACAGTAAATAGGTACATGACTAACGTAGTCGTAAGTAAACTTAGTACGTTTAGTGATGTAACTCAAAAAACAAAATCCGACTGGGCACTGTTAAAAATAGAACAGGCTATACTTAACTTGAGTGTCATGCCAAGTATGCGAGCCATGATGACAGCAGGGCCAGCGTTAGATCGTGATCATACAGCAGGATACAATTGTAGCTACCTACCAGTAGATGACCCTAAAGCATTTGATGAGGCTATGTATATATTGTTGTGTGGTACAGGCGTAGGCTTCAGTGTTGAGCGTCAGTACGTACAGAACTTACCTGAAGTACCTGAGTTATCAGACAGTGAGACTACTGTTGTCGTCAAGGATAGTAAAGAAGGCTGGGCAAAAGGACTGAGACAAGTACTTGCTCTACTATGGGCAGGAGAGATACCTAAGTGGGATGTCAGTCAGATCAGACCATCGGGAGCCAGACTGAAAACATTTGGTGGTAGAGCATCAGGCCCTGCCCCACTGATAGACTTGTTTAACTTCTCTGTTAACACATTCAAGGCAGCTTCCAATAGAAGACTATCCTCGTTAGAGTGTCACGACTTGATGTGTTACATAGGACAGATTGTTGTTGTAGGTGGTGTGCGTAGGTCAGCCATGATCTCACTGTCCAATCTATCTGATGGTAGAATGCGACACGCTAAGTCAGGTAACTGGTGGGAGACAGCAGGACATAGAGCATTGGCTAATAACTCTGTCTGTTACACAGAGAAGCCAGACTCAGAGACATTCCTGCGTGAGTGGTTGTCATTAGTTGAAAGTAAATCAGGTGAGCGTGGTGTCTTCAATAGACAGGCATGTAAGGCACTGGCTGTGCGTAGTGGTAGACGTGATCCAAACCACGAGTTCGGCACTAATCCCTGCTCAGAGATAAGCCTACGTCCATATCAGTTCTGTAATCTGACAGAGGTAGTAGTACGTGCGACTGACACACTGAAGGACATCAAGGACAAGGTAGAGATAGCTACTATACTGGGAACTATTCAGTCTACCTATACTAAGTTTCCCTATCTACGTAAGATATGGCAGCGTAACACAGAAGAAGAAAGACTACTGGGTGTCAGCCTGACAGGAGTAATGGACAATCCTATTACGACATCCTTCAATAAGAACCTAGCCAGAGACTTAGAAAGCCTGAGACAACATGCAGTGTACGTAAACTCTGTATGGGCTGAGAGGTTAGGCATAGAACAGAGTACTGCAGTTACATGTTGCAAGCCTAGCGGAACGGTATCACAGTTAGTAGACAGTGCATCAGGTATACACGCCAGACATGCACCCTACTACATACGTACTGTACGAGGTGACAACAAAGATCCTTTGACACAGTTTATGAAGAGTCAGGGTGTACCATCCGAAGCATGTGTAATGAAGCCTGACACAACTACAGTGTTCAGCTTTCCTATTGCTGCACCACCTAAGTCAGTGACGCGAGATGAGATGACAGCCATACAGCAGTTAGAGATGTGGTTAATCTATCAAAGGCACTGGACAGAACACAAACCTTCTGTTACAATAACCGTTCGTGATAATGAGTGGATGGAAGTAGGTGCATTTGTGTATAGAAACTTTGATGAGATGAGTGGTGTGTCATTTTTACCACACTCTGATCATACTTATCAACAAGCACCCTATCAGGATTGCAATAAGAATGACTATAAGATATTAAAAAGTATTATGCCAAGTAAAATTGACTGGTCTAAGTTGTCAGACTTTGAATACGAAGACACAACCAAGTCATCACAGACATTCGCATGCACTGGCGAAGTTTGTGAAATGGTAGACATCAGTGCTTAAAGGAGAGACAGTATGAATATTAATGTAGATGGTAAAGATTATGATATTGATGAGGCAGACGAAAAGAACGCTGAACTTATGGGCATTCTTGGAGTTGTAAGAACAGGAGAAAATGCACTGCCTTTGTTGCAACATATACAGCAGTGTGTACAGGCAATACACTCAGGTAAGTTAAAAGAATTACGTGACGCATTACCTAAAGAAGAAAAAGTAAAAACAAAAAAACGTAAACTTAAAATGTAAGGAGACTAAATATGAAAAAGAATTTAACCAGAGAAGAACGAGGCCTTGGAAAGTATGATGCCCCACTGAAGGTTCAATTTCAGCGAGGCTATGAAGACTTTAAACGTGGTCGTGTAAGTAGTCCATTCCATAGAGACACCATGCAGTATAGGGAATGGTTTAGAGGGTTCAGCAAAGCATGGTTTGAGAATCTAAAGCGAGTAACTAACTATGAACAAACTAAAAAAGGAAGTAGACCAATGGCTCAAGGAGAAGTACAACATGTCTGACTTTAATTCATATCAAAGATCAGCAACTAAAACTGCTGTGTATCCACCTGAACATAAGATACTCTATCCTGCACTAGGACTAGCAGGGGAAGCAGGTGAGGTAGCTAATAAAGTTAAGAAGGTTATGCGTGATGGTGTGGAGAACCAAGCAGATAACTGGAAAGAACAGATTGCCAGTGAGATAGGGGATGTGTTGTGGTACTGTGCAGCACTAGCTACAGATCTTAATATGCAACTAGGTATGATAGCAAGTCTTAATGAAAAGAAGTTACATGATAGGATGGACAGAGGAAAGATAAATGGTAGTGGAGACAATAGGTAGAAACATTTAGGGGGCTTACGCCCCCTTTTGTTTATTTCATGTAACTTGTTTTTAACTCTTTAGCAAGAATCATTAACTCTGCCATTACATATAAGTCTCCGTAGTTAGGAACTTTTTTATGACGATCAATATATTTTATTCTTGCTAGTTTACGATCTCCTTTAGACAATCTTCTCCAGTTAACCTGTTCTTTTAATAACTGGTCTACATCTTCCAATGCTAATTCTCTTACCAGTGCTTTTGTGTTAGAGATATCATCTGTAATTTGAGTAATTAATGTGTCATTAATATATGAATCTTCTTCACCTGCTAATTCTTTTTGTTCCTTTGTTTTTTTGTTATACTCTTCTCTTAAAATCTTTTCATCTTCCATGTAAAGACCTATTGTACTAGGTAGATACTCTCTAAATATCTCTGTTTCTTTTCTTTTAATGGATGGTATTTTAGATAGACTACCGTATCTATAATCTAATAAACCTTTATCTGTCAGGTATTCTCCCCACTCTTCATCTTTATTTTCCAACCTCATACCAAGTAGTAAATTAGCA